GATTATTCCTATTACTACTGTTTCTTTAACAGGTGGAACAGATGATTATTCTGTTACTGCTGGTGAATTAGAACTTGCTTATGATAAGTTTGGTGACGCTGAAGGAGTAGATGTAAATCTAGTTCTTGGTGGGCCAAGTTCTGGTGTTACTGATACAGCTGCTGGACAAGATACTCATGTAACAATGATTACTTCTCTTGTAGAAAGTCGTAAGGATTGTGTAGGATTTGTTTCTCCATATCGTTCTGCTACGGTTGGTATTGCAAACACAACTACACAAACAGAAAACGTAACTTCAGCATTTGAACTATGTCCTTCATCTTCTTATATGGTATTTGATAGTGGGTACAAATATATGTACGACAAATATGCTGACACATATCGTCATGTTCCTTTAAATGGAGATATTGCTGGTCTTTGTGCTCATACTGATGGTGTTGCAGACCCTTGGTTCTCTCCTGCTGGTTACAATCGTGGAAATGTTCGCGGTGCAATTAAACTATCTTATAACCCAAGTGCTGGTGAAAGAGATCAGTTATATCGCTTTAGAGTTAATCCTGTTGTCAATTTCCCAGGCCAAGGTGTGGTTCTGTTTGGTGACAAGACTGCTCTTACAAAACCAAGTGCATTTGATCGTATCAATGTTCGTAGATTGTTCTTGGTTCTTGAAAAGGCAATTGCAACTGCTGCTAAGTTTCAACTATTTGAGTTCAATGATGAATTTACAAGGGCTCAATTCCGTAACTTGGTAGAACCTTTCTTGAGAGATGTTCAAGGACGCCGTGGTATTACTGACTTTAAGGTAGTCGCTGATAGTACAAATAATACTGGTGAAGTTATTGATCGTAACGAGTTTATTGGTGATATTTACATCAAACCATCTCGTTCTATTAACTTTATTACCCTAAACTTTATCGCAACTCGAACAGGGGTTGCCTTTAGCGAGGTAGGAGGTTAATCATGGCTAATATAGATGACTTTAAAGCAAACTTACTAGGTGGTGGTGCAAGAGCTAACCAATACAGGGTTACTATTACTCCCCCACCAGGCATTGCAATTGGACTTGATGTTCGTAGAACTTCTTTTCTTGTGACTGCTTCTAACTTACCCGCTTCTACATTGGGTGAAATTGCTGTTCCTTTTCGTGGAAGAAACATTTATGTTTCTGGTGATAGGCCTGCGCCTGAAGCATGGACTACTACCTTCATGAATGATACTGATTTCATGATACGAAATGCAATGGAAAGATGGCAGAATGGTATCAACGATTATGCAAATAATACTGGTGTTGTTGCCCCGGCTGATTATCAAACCGATTTGACTGTAGAACAGTTGGATCGTGATGAAACTATTTTGAAGAGTTATATTTTCAGATCAGCTTATCCATTGACAGTTGGTGAAATTGCTCTTACTAACGTAGAGGCTACGGAAATTGAAACTTTTGATGTTACTTGGAGATATCAGCACTTTGAACCTTCTGGAGTATCGTTCTAATTTACCTACTAAATAGAACGTAGGAGAAAATATAGTATGGCTGAACTTTTCGGGTTTCGTATAGAAAGACCAAAGAAGGCAGAGGGTAGTGTACCATCATTCACTACCCCAACTGCTGATGACGGTACACTTGATATTGCTGGTGGTGGTTTTTTTGGACAAATTTTAGATACAGATGGTAGAGAAAAAACAGACTTAGATTTAATTAGGCGGTATCGTGATATCGCTCAACAACCTGAGTGTGACACTGCTGTCGAAGATATTATTAATGAGGGTATCGTTTCTAATGAGAACGATCAAGCAGTTCAAATTACTCTTGATCGTTTACCATATCCAGAAAAAATAAAAAGAAGAATAAGAGATGAATTTGGTGAAGTATTAAAACTTCTTCATTTTGAACAGAAGGGCCACGATATCTTTAGGCGTTGGTATGTTGATGGTAGGTTATTTTACCATAAGATCATTGACACTAAAAATCCAAAGCAGGGTATTATTGAACTTAGGTACATAGACCCAACAAAGATTAAAAAAGTTAGACAAGTTAAAAAAGTTAAGAGTAATAAAACTGGCGTTGATATGATTGATGCTGTTGAAGAGTATTATCTTTACAATGAAAAAGGTCTGTCAGGTGGTGGTAATTCTGGTTTAAGAATAGCTCCAGATGCAATTTCGTATGCTCCATCTGGTTCTGTTGATGGTAATTCTGGTAGAGTTTTATCATACTTACACAAAGCAATTAAACCTGTCAATCAGTTACGTATGATTGAAGATGCACTTGTTATCTATCGTATCTCGCGAGCTCCAGAAAGACGTATTTTTTATATTGATGTTGGTAATCTTCCTAAGATTAAAGCAGAACAATATCTCAAAGATGTAATGAATCGTTATCGTAACAAATTGGTGTATGATGCATCTACTGGTGAAATCCGTGATGATCGAAATCATATGTCAATGTTGGAAGATTTTTGGTTGCCCCGGCGTGAAGGTGGTAGAGGTACAGAGATCACAACTTTGCCAGGCGGTTCTAATCTTGGTGAGATTGATGATATTACATATTTCCAAAAGAAACTTTATAAATCTTTAAATGTTCCTATCTCTCGTATGGATTCAGAAGCAGGGTTTTCTTTAGGAAGAGCCTCAGAGATTACAAGAGATGAACTTAAATTTACTAAGTTTGTACAACGTATTCGTAAGAAGTTTGTGCCTTTGTTTACAGACATTCTTAAAACACAACTTCTATTAAAGGGTGTTATTGCTCCAGAAGATTGGGATGTGATGCAAGAACATATTCAATATGACTTCTTGCAAGATGGCCACTTCTCTGAACTTAAAGATGCAGAACTTCTTAATGATCGTATTCAAACACTTGATTCAATTCAATCATACATTGGTACATTCTTTAGTAAAGAATATGTATTGAAGAGGGTACTTCGTATGAATGATGCAGAGATTGATGAAATGAATGATCAGATTAAGAAAGAGCTTACCGTTGATCCATTGGATGGTGGTATAAGCTTACCAGATGGTGGAGATGGTATTACAAGATATCCTCAAGATGGCACTGGTGGTGTTATTGCACCAGAACAGATGCCAGACTATGAAGAACCTGAGCAAGATGGTAAACCAAATGATGACCAAAAATTCGGTGATAATAAAGGAGATAAATAATGAGTAGAGAATTTGTAGATGCAGTTATAGCAGGAAATAATATAGGTGCAGAAGAAGTATTTGCTTCTGTTGTAGGCACAAAAGTTGGTGATGCTTTAGAAATTAAAAGAAAAGATTTAGCAAACACTTTTGTAAAAACTATGTCAGTAGAGACAGAGGGAAATGATGACTCAGAAGTTTAGTAAAGTGTATACATCCGTAATTGAGAAGGATGAACACAAGAAATCTAAGGAATATAAGAAACTTTCACCAAAAATGAAAGATGCTATTGATATTATATTCCAAAAGATGGATTCTAAACCTTCAGATTTCCTAAATAGTTTCGAAAAAAGTATAAAAGAAGTATCAAAAAAATTTAAAGTGTCTGAAAAAGAACTTATGAATTATTTTGAGAAAGAAATGTTATCAATTTAAGGAGTTAGAGTATGTCATTTGTAACAACAAGATTGAGGGATACCACAGTAGATGGAGCTGGAACTGGTGGTTATGTAACAATCCATGCAACATTTGCTAGTGATACTGCTACTAATCTTATTTTGGATGGTGGTGATTTAGATGGGTTTGCAAATGGTGCAAAGTTAGATTTGTTACGTGCTTGGTGGTCATTTTCTATAGGAAATTATGATACTGATAACAGTAACGATTGTATTATTGAATTTAAATCAACTGGAACTGACGTAGTTGCATTACACCTTTCTGGTACAGGACACTATGATGGTACTGCTGGTGCAATCAAAGGTACTGCTGTAAACGCAACTGCAACTTCTTCTGACATAACCGCACAAACAAAAACTACATCTGGGTTTGTTATTTTAGAGTTCAAAAAAGACGAAAATTACGCTTAAGGATTATTCAAATGAACACAGTTAAATTATTTTCAGAATCAGTAGAAGAAGTAGAGTACATCTGTGAAGCAAAAGAAGATGGTTCTAAGAGCTACAAAATTCGCGGTATTTTTATGCAAGCTGACATAAAGAACCGCAACGGACGGGTATATCCTATGGAAATACTTGAGAATGAGGTTGGGAAGTACAATAAGAATTTTATTAAAG